CCTGCATACGATCAAATCTTCTGGACAGACGTTGAATGGTTAGGTGTCGGTAGTGTTCGTGTTGGATTTATTATTAACGGCACATACTACATTTGTCATACATTCCATCATGCTAACTTGTCAGGTAACACAACAACTTACATGACAACTGCTACACTACCAATGCGTTATGAAATTACTAACACTGGTCCTACATCAGGTTCTAGCACGATGAATCAAATTTGCTGTAGTGTAATTAGCGAAGGTGGTTATACTGATTATGGTGTAACAGAAGCCGCAGGTACAGGCATCACACCACAAAGATTGTCTAGTCAAAATACTTTCTATCCAATATTGAGCATACGACTTGCTCCTGGTAGGACAGACAGCATTGTGTTACCTACACAATTAGACTTTTTAAGTACAAGTGTGAACTACTACCAATTTAAGTTATTATTGAATCCAACACTTAGTGGTGCAACCTGGACTGGTACAAGCAGCACTGGATCAGTTCAAATTGATACTGGAGCCACATCATTTACAGGTGGCACACAAGTGCAAAGCGGATACATATCTGCACGATCTTCAATTGAATTATCTGCATTAAGTTTCTTCCAATTCCAATTGGGTAGAACAATTGCAGGTACAAGTGATGTATTGACACTAGTTGCCGCATCAACAAGTCCAAACGCTGATTTATTAGCTCAACTAGGCTGGCAAGAATTAACTTGATAAGTTGGTACCCAAATAAATACTCACTATGAGTAAACCGCTTAATAATGGTCCTTCCTTAGTGAAGGATCCATACAAAAAGACACAGTTTAAGACTGACAAAGAATTGCAAGACTTTGTTAAGTGTTGCGATCCTAACACGGGTTATCTATACTTCATGGATAACTTCTTTTATATACAGCACCCTACTAAGGGGAGTATGCTGTATCACCCTTGGCCATATCAACAAAAGTTAATTGACACATATCATAGATATCGTTACTCAATCAGTCTGATGCCTCGTCAGTCAGGTAAGTCTACATCAGCCGCAGGCTATCTATTATGGTATGCAATGTTTGTTCCAGACAGTACAATTCTTATTGCAGCCCACAAGTATACAGGTGCTCAGGAAATTATGCAACGTATTCGTTATGCATATGAAAACTGTCCTGACCACATTAAAGCAGGTGTAACCACATACAACAAAGGTTCATTAGACTTTGAGAACGGATCTCGTATCGTATCAGCAACAACGACTGAAAACACAGGTCGTGGTATGTCTATCTCTCTATTATATCTGGACGAATTTGCGTTCGTTAGACCTAGCATTGCTACAGAATTCTGGACTGCTATCACCCCTACATTGTCAACTGGTGGTAAAGCGATTATCACAAGTACTCCTAACAGTGACGAAGATCAATTTGCATTGATCTGGAAGATGGCTAACAAGACAGAAGATGAGTACGGAAACAAAACTGAATTAGGCATCAATGGCTTTAGAGCATACCGTGCTTATTGGAATGAGCAGCCGGGTAGAGACCAAAAGTGGGCTGACGAAATGAAGGCTCAACTAGGAGAGGATCGTTTCAACCGAGAGATTGGTTGTGAGTTCATTATTGCTGACGAAACATTGATTAATCCTAATACATTGTTGATGCTAGAAGGAAAAGAACCATTGACAAGAATGGGCCAAGTTCGCTGGTATAAAAAGCCTGAAAAGGGAAACATATATGCAGTGGCATTGGATCCTAGTCTAGGTACAGGTGGCGATCCTGCAGCGATACAAATCTTTGAAGCAAATACTACTACACAGGTGGGTGAATGGAAGCACAATAAAACTGACATCCCTACGCAAATCAAACTGTTAGCACAAATAAACAAGTACATTGTAGAGTGTACTAATGAACCCAATAGTTTATATTATTCTATTGAATGTAACGGCATAGGTGAAGCAGCTATTATATCATTAAACGAATATGGCGAGTCAAACATTCCCGGCGTGTTTATGAGTGAACCTGGAAAAAATCGTAGAGGCTTCAATACTACAAACAAGAGCAAACTTGCAGCTTGTGCTAAGTTCAAGACTCTAGTTGAGAGCAAAAAAATGACACTTAACAGCTTTGGTTTGATCTCAGAGTTAAAGGCATTTGTTGCCGCCGGCGGCAGTTATGAAGCTAAAATAGGCGATACTGACGACTTGGTCATGGCCAGCTTGCTTATTGTGCGTATTTTGACAGTATTAAGCGACTATCACTATAATTTAGAGACACATATCAGAGACCATGAGGAATACATTGCTCCCTTGCCGTTCTTTGCTGTACTGAATTAACTCTAAGAGATAAATACAAGATGTCAATCAATTCCGAAGCCCTACAACGAAAATTATACGATCTTTTGGATAATAAAGGATATAATCCAAAACCAATGGATGCTACTGGTAAAGTAACTCCTGTACCAGAAGAAGCAGCAGTTATTAAATTTGACTTCATCAAAGATGGCGAAAACTACGGTAAAGTTTGGATATCCATTGATGGGTCAAAAAAGTTAAAAATATACTATGGTGATAGCGTATCAGATAGTCCTAGCGACAATACCTCAGGTACTCCTTATTCTGACAGTTGGACTGCACTGTTAAATCATCTAAAGAATTGGGCGCAACGTAGACAATTAAGTTTTGAATTGAGAAACGAAAATCATTTAGAAGCCGACATGGCACAAAGGGATCATATGGATAAGAAAGAAAGAATTTCAGAAGGTTACTACCCAATGGGTAAGAGTGCTAGTTACAGCGATGCAGTACCTTCAGTTAAGATTGTAATTGAACACTCACGTAAGATTGAAGAAGGTGAGCAACGCTACCGTAATATCAATCGCATTTTCGTAGAGAATGCTGCAGGCGAACGTTTCTTATTGAATACTACAAAGCCTGGTATTGCACGTGTCTATGCTAGACATATTGCCGAAGGCGGTACACCGTATGACGAGCGTGGTCAACATATTAAAGCATTAGTTGAAGAATACAGTAAAATGGCTGGATTCGTTCGTGCTACAAAGAGTGGTCAATTTAATGAATCTACACAAAAGCTAATTGCAGAAGGTGTAAATCACTATAATTCTTTACGTGAAACATTATCACGTATGTCTGGTAAGCGTGGATATGAAATGTATTTTGAATCATGGACACCTGCATTGATGGAAGATGACAGTGATACAACTTCAATCAATGAACTATTTGTACAAGAAACAGTTGATCCTCGCATTGAATCTGCAATGCCTATCTTAGCTAAGTTGTCTAAGAACATTAAAGAAATGGCAGAAGTCAGTGAATTGGCTGAATGGGCAGATAGCTTGTTAGAAGGCGGAGACGGCGGCGAAGCAAGTGAAGAAACTGATGGTGATACTGCAGGTGACGCAGGCGAAGGCGGTGCAGAAGATGCTCCTGAAGATGATTTAATGGAAGCACCTGGAGCAGAAACATTAGCACACAATCAGCGCACTGAAGCAGGTAATTTAAAGGCATTTGATTTAGAAGAAGGCGATGGCGGTCAAGAAGCACTAAACCCAATTGGTATTCCAGAAGGTCGTTTAGACGGCTCAGATGAAATTGATAGCCCAGTTGCTAATGCTATCACACGTAGAATTCTATTACAACGTGTTGACCTATTAGCTAAGTATGGTCCAGAAAAAGTTGCCGATGCGATTGCTAATGTAGCCGATGACCTGAGTGATTGGATTGGTCCTGATGATGAAATCGGTTCTAGCGATGTTAGTGCTTGGATCAAGCGTGTTGAAGGTGAACTTGGTGGCGTCAACGAAGGTTATGACAGAGGTGAAGAATACGAAGATATGAGTGATAGTCATTTAATGCAACATGCTCGTATGTTAGGTTTAGAAAAGAACATCGTACCTGATGGTGAAGGTGGTCTAGCTAACCGTCGTGAAGTCATTCGTTTGTTGCAAGCACAAGCGCATGATGAAGACCTAGAAGAAGGTTTAGATCCAGAAAAGAAGGCAAGACTCAAGGACTTAATAGACGCATATAGTGAGGCAACTGATCCTGAATATATGGGCGATGTTGATTATGAAGATATCATAGCACAGATTCGTGCAGAGTTCGGTGACAGAACTGCTGATAGTGTGGCAAATGGTCCTAGTATGCACTTCCCGCGCCCAGGTCATTCAATGGGCTACGATGATTTAGAGTTTAGACAAATGCATAAAAAAATGTCACCTAATAGAATAACTAAACTAGGTAAACTTCACAAGCAAGACAGTGATTCAATGAAGCGTGACATTAAGAGTAAACTTGATGTTGAAGAAGGTCTAGGTGATGTTGCTAAGAAAGTTGGCTCTGCACTAAAGACTGGCGCAAAGGCTGTTGGTAAGGCAATTGTTGGCAAAGACGATGATGAATTGCTAAGAGACTTGAAAAAGAGAGCCGGTGTTCACAACCCACAAACTGGTAAGCCAAGCATGGCACAGTCTGATGTAGAAAAGGTTGACGAAGATTTAGGCCCAGAACAAAAGAAGGTTGGTCAATTAGGTCCTACTGAAAAAGTTAAGAACAACAACATCGGTAAACTAGTTGGTGCTAATGAAAGTTTCATCAACACAGTTGACCAAGCTGTTGTTTCAGAAATGGACAAGAGTGAAGATAAGAAGGGTCCGGAAGGCAAAGCAAAACCAATCACTCCTAAGAAGATGGCTGATGATGCTAAAAAGGTTCTTGACAAGAAGAATGTCAAAGAAGGTCAAGAAGATTTAGAAGCAATTCTAAGAATCATCAGAAAATAAAAGGGTAAATAAACCGCACAAAAATGTGCGGTTTCCCACATCTGGAATAAATACTATTGACATTAGTGCTGAGACTTGCTAAACTTCACACTAATGTTAGTTACACATAGGGTGTAGCGACTAATAAACAGAGACCATCTCAATTTTATAAGGAAAATATATTATGGCATCTTTAGCAGAAATCCGCGCTCGTATCGCAGCGCAAGAAAACAAGTCAGCCGGTAACAACACACCGAAGCAATCTGACAATTCAATCTACCCACACTGGAACATGGACGAAGGCACAACTGCTACGTTGCGTCTATTGCCCGATGCAGACACTAACAACCCTTATTTCTGGGTTGAGCGTCAAATCATCAAGCTACCATTCAACGGTATCAAGGGTGATCCTAACGCAAAGCGTGTTGAAGTTCAAGTACCTTGCGTTGAAATGTACGACCCTAAAGCACAATGCCCAATCTTGACTGAGGTTCGCCCTTGGTACAAAGATGAAACATTGAAAGAACTAGCAAACAAATACTGGAAGAAGCGTAGCTATCTATTCCAAGGTTTTGTTCGTCAAAACCCAATCGGTGATGACACTACTCCTGCGAACCCAATTCGTAGATTCATCATCAGTCCGCAAATCTTTACAATCATCAAGTCTAGCTTGATGGATCCTGAAATGGAAGAATTGCCAACTGACTATATGCGTGGTCTTGATTTGAACATCAAGAAAACAAGTAAGGGTGGTTACGCAGACTACTCTACTAGTAACTGGGCACGTAAAGAAAGCCCATTAACTGAAGCCGAGCAACAAGCAATTGAAGCACATGGTTTGTATAACCTAGCTGACTTCTTGCCTAAGCGTCCAGGCGAAGCAGAACTACGTATCATCAAAGAAATGTTTGATGCATCCGTTAACGGCGAAGCGTATGACACCGAACGTTGGGGTCAATACTATCGTCCATGGGGTGTTGATGCACCTGCAGGAGCGACAGCGGCTAAACCTACAGCGACTACTGAAACTAGCGCACCCGCAACAGCACCCGTAGCAGAGACTTCTAGTACGCCCTGGGAAGATGAGCCTGCACAAGCTAGCCAACCCGTAAAGCTACCTACAGCATCTCCATCAAGCGACAAAGCACAAGACATCCTAGCGATGATTCGTGCTAGACAAGCGAAGTAAGTAAAGGGACTTCGGTCCCTTTAATATTAAGGAGAACACAATGACACTACCAGACGAACGTTACCGTGCCCTAAAGCAAGGTAAAAAACTGTTGGAAGAATTATGCGACCCGGGTAAAACGCCTAGGGTACCTGCATTGGTTAGAGACAGAGCTAGGGGTGTACTGAGACATTATCCTAGCGATTACGAACTAGAACGTATCGCGGATAATTCTCCAGAATACCTTGACAAAGTATCGTTCTCTGATAGAATGTACATGAATATTACGCAAAAATAATAGGAGAACGAATTGGCTAAACCATTTGACGTAAGTAAATTTAGAAAGTCCATTACCAAATCTATTGATGGTTTGAGTATTGGTTTTAACGACCCTACTGATTGGATCAGTACAGGTAATTATGCACTGAACTATCTCATTAGCGGTAACTTCACTGGGGGTGTACCTCTCGGCAAAGTTACAGTGTTTGCAGGTGAGTCAGGTTCAGGTAAATCATTTATCTGTTCAGGAAACTTAGTGCGACATGCACAGCAACAAGGTATCTTTGTTGTGTTGATTGACAGTGAAAACGCATTGGATGAAGCATGGCTACATGCATTGGGCGTTGACACTAGTGAAGAAAAACTGTTGAAGTTGAACATGGCTATGATTGATGACGTAGCTAAAACAATTTCGGAGTTTATGAAAGAATACAAAGCAATGCCTGCAGGTGAAGACAAGCCTAAGGTATTGTTCATCATTGACTCACTGGGTATGTTGTTGACACCCACTGACGTTAATCAGTTTGAAGCAGGTGATATGAAGGGTGACATGGGTCGTAAGCCTAAGGCACTGACAGCACTTGTTCGTAATTGTGTTAACATGTTCGGTAGTCATAACGTTGGTCTAGTTGCTACTAACCACACTTATGCTAGTCAAGATATGTTTGACCCTGACGACAAAATCAGTGGTGGTCAAGGTTTCGTCTACGCAAGTTCAATCGTTGTTGCGATGAAGAAGTTGAAACTCAAGGAAGACGAAGATGGTAACAAAGTATCAGAAGTGCGCGGTATTAGCAGTGCATGTAAGATTATGAAAACTCGTTACGCTAAGCCTTTTGAATCTGTGCAGATTAAGATTCCTTATGAAACAGGTATGAACCCTTACTCAGGTCTTGTTGATTTGTTTGAAGGTAAAGAAATGTTGAAGAAGGAAGGCAACAGTCTTGTTTATACAACCGAAGACGGTGAAGTGTTGAAAGCATTCCGCAAAGGTTGGGAGTCAAACAAAGACGGCATTCTTGATAAAGTAATGGCAGAAGTCCAAAACAAAGTAAAAACGATAAGTACTGTAGACCCTGAACAGGAGGAGGATACAGTATGAGTTTAGATTTTGTAGCTGAAGTGTGGGAAGTATTAGCATCCCACATTGATTTCAATGATAGAACTGCGGCAGCAGATTCATTGGTTAATCTTTTGATTGATAATGACTTTGAAGCAAGTGATATTAAAGAAGCATTCAGAGGTGACAAAGAAGTGATTACTGCGTTAAAAGAGTACACAGATCAGATTGAAGAAGAATATGAAGAATATGATGACACAGATTCTGACGATGATGAATGGTGATAAATGAATTGGTATACTAAGATCACAGCGGATCTATCTGTCATACCCGATTTTATCACACATTATGAAGCTGAACTTGTTGACGCAAAAAAAGATGTGAAAGTATTTGGCAATGTTGAAAAAAACATTGCCAATTTACCCGGTATCACAGAACACCGTTTTAACCAACTACAAGAGATAGAAGCAGTATTGAACTATCTTAACATTCAATTACGGAAAATTCGCCGAAAGTATTTTCAAAAATACCTAGAGGCGTATAATAGAGTCTTAACTAGTCGTGATGCCGAAAAATATGTTGATGGTGAAGATGAAGTTATTGACTTTGAAGTATTGGTCAATGAAGTCGCATTACTTAGAAACAAATGGTTAGGCATCTTGAAAGGCCTTGAAGCAAAGCAGTGGCAAATGGGTCATATTGTTCGTCTACGCACTGCTGGAATGGAAGATATCACAATTGGCTAATTTTAATTTTCAAAACATTTCTCTCAGTTCTCCGTCAAACCCATTTAATCTTTCAGGGCATAATTCATCGCCGTGGAATAATTCAGGTAGTGTTACATTGAATGATCTATTGGGAACTACTCCCGGAGAGCATGTAAAAAAATATGAGGTGCTTGAGATTGATGAAGATTTGTTGGCATTAAGCACTGCTTGGAAACGTTTGCGACAAGAACATAGTAATGGTGGCGCATATACACCTGTTTCTACTTTATTGGATAAAGAGTTATTCAAATACGTAACCAGTAGTGACCGTGATAAAGCAAATCAAATACGTGATTACTATAGTAAGAAAATCATGATGTGGAAATTGAAAGATACTAAGCTTTCTAAATTCCGCGAAGATATGAATTCGTTTATCCATACTAATGGTAAAATGTTCAAAAATGACATGATACCATTGGTATATCGTTTACCTGAATTCTATGAATATGATATAGAGTTTGATATTCTAATTTCTGAACATAACAAGATCATTACTGACAAGTCCAATAAGCAAACAAAATCACTTTCGCTTAAAAAGACTTTCACTGTTGGTAAAAAATATTCAAAAAGAAAAGAATATTGGTTCAGTGATGAAAATAATAACTTGGTTGCTATTACATTGACACACGATAATCCATTACTTTCTCTATTGGAATTACAATGTAAAAATACAATTACATTATCCGGTAATTATAAAATTCATTATCGTGATAATAATCAATACTTTGTAGTAGAAAAGTATTCATTTTTGTGATTTGACAATAAATCACTTTGGGCATACAATAGAGGCTTCACTGAAAGGAGCTTCTATGTCGTATGTTGTTTTTAAGCACAATAAAGAATTCGGCCCCCGCAAAGGTCTAGAAGGTCCCCTTCACTATCCCAACGGTCAAGTGTTGTATTATGACAACAAAGAGGGTGCATACTATGATCCTCTAACGGACTTCTATGTTCCTGACGAGGACGTTCACCAGCTCCAAAACATGATTTTTGACATCCTGAAAAAAGGTTGACAATAAATCAGTTTGGGTCTACAATACATGTATTGATTGATTAAAGGAGCTGACATGACTGAATTCGAATCCAAGTGCTATGGTATGACTGAGCAAGCTATCCGTGAAC